GTACAAGTAAAGCTGAAAACAAAACAAAAGATGAGCAACCAAAATAACACAACAAATCTAGACGAACGTCAAGAGCATTACGTTAAAGCGTATAAAAGAATTCATAATCATATTGCCTTATTAGACAATCAAATTACTGAAATGATCAATACGGTTAATCATTTGCAAAACGAACTAGATGAATTAAGAGAACAAGAAAAAAAAGAATTTAATTATGGCAAAGAAGAATAACACATTCACATTCGAAGACATCAACAAAGAACTTGCAGCAGTCAATCCACTTGGTTCTGTAATGGATGTTTCGAGTTTCTCGGACGTTACTGAGTGGATCGATACTGGTAACTATCACTTAAACGCATGTATCTCGGGCTCACTTTTCGGTGGATGGCCAAATAATAGATCTTGCTCAATTGCTGGTCCTTCAGGAACAGGTAAAACATACCTAATATTAAACTCTGTAAGAGAGGCAATTAATATGGGATATTATGTTGTATTTTATGATTCTGAGGCTGCAGTAGACAAAGATCTAATGGCTAAATTTGGTATCGATACATCAAAAGTAAACTATCAACCAACGAACACTGTTCAAGAATTTAGAACTTCGGTAACTAACATTACTCGAAAGATGCAAGAGGCCAAAAGAGATGGTCAAGAACTTCCTAAAGTAATGATGATTCTTGATTCTGCAGGTAACTTAGCAACTCAAAAGGAAATTGATGATGCTGCTAATGGATCAGACAAAGCAGATATGACTCGTTCTAAAGTTTTAAAATCAATCTTTAGAATTATTATGACTCCGATGGCAGATCTTAAGATTCCATTCTTATTTACCAACCATACATACATGACACAAGACTTTATTAGTCGTCAAGTTGCTGGTGGTGGAACAGGACCAGAATATGCAGCTTCTGTTGTATTGATGCTTAATAAAGCTCAATTAAAAGATGGAGAACAAAAAGTTGGTATTATTGTAACTGCAAAACCAGATAAAAACCGATTTGCAAAACCACACCCTATTAAGTTCCATTTGGATTTTTCAAAAGGTATGAATAGATTTGTTGGTTTAGAGCAATACGCTGACTGGGATATTTGTGGTATCGATAGAGGTACTATTGATAAGAAGACAGGAGAAAAAACTGTTAACAAAAAAGCAACAACATGGATCTGTGAACATTTAGATTATCAAATAAAAAGCAGAGATTTCTTTACAGAAGCAGTATTTACTCAATCTGTCCTAGAAAGAATCAATAAACACATTCAACCAATTTTCAACTACAATTCAGAAGAAGCTGTAGCAAACTTAGACGAAATCTTAGAAGATGCTTAAACTAAACCCAGATAAATTGCCTATTAAATTTATCTTGGGAATAGAAAAGGACTTACCAAGTTGGCCCGAACCAATCGATGTATTACATTATGTCGTTGATAGGGCCAACAAGTATCCTGATAGATTCAAAGATACTTTTACTCTACATTCAGTAGCGACGTATTATTGTCCAGGTCGAGACGAAATCCTTAAAGAAAGTATTGATTTACTGGTTATTAAAGGATGGATAGCTCAAACAAAAGATGAGCCAGGAAAAGAGGCTTATCAAATTCTAAGTAATCCTTTTGAATAAAGGTTACGAAACAATTACAAAAAATCACGTAGAAGAATAAACAAAAAGATGCAATTCGGACAAGATTACGAGAAGATATTTTTCAAATTAACACTAACCAAACCAAAATATTTAGATGCGGTTAAAATAGGTTTTTACAAGAGCGAAGAGATTGATTTAATGAGTTACTTAGCAAAAGCTTTTTATGGTAAATTCCATGAAATGCCAAGTAAGGATCAAATGAAAATGTTGTCTCAGAATAGCAAAAAAACCAAAGACAAACTCACTAATGAAATCATTAATATTGTCTACGATGTAGATCTTGCAAATTATGATGAAGAGTGGATCACTTCTACTGCTGAAGCTTGGATCAAATGGAGAAACTTTGATCAAACCTTAATTGATACCATTGAATACATTAAGACTAGTGAAATCACACCAGAAAATGCTGATTCAGTTATTAGTAAGGTTAAGATCCTAATCAATGAAAGAAACAACATCACATTTAATTCTGATCTGGGATTAAACTTCTTCGAAGTTGATTCACATAATCAAAAAGACAATGAAAAGGTAACTTCAGGTTATAACTTTATTGATAGAGTTCTTAGCGGTGGTTATGACAGAGATGGTAACTTAGTAGTTTATGCAGGTGAGCAAAACATTGGTAAGTCAATATTCTTAGCAAATGATGCAGCAAATTGTGTTAAAGCTGGTATTAATACTGTTGTAATTACAATGGAAATGGCAGCACATAAATTTGTAAAGCGTATTGGTTCAAACTTATTGACAATTCCAATCAATGATTATTCTAATAAAGCAGAAAACAAAGAATATGTTCAAAGAAGATTAGAAGCGGTCGGTGATGGCTTAAATCCTCCAGGCCAATTATTTATTAAACAATTTCCAACTTCTCAAGCAACAGTGCCAGATATTGAAGCTTATGTTAAACAATTAGAAGAGGAAAAGAAGATCAAGATTGGTGCGATTATAGTGGATTATATAAATATCCTAGCAAACTACAGAAATCCAAACACTGAGAATACTTACATGAAGATTAAACAAATTGCAGAAGATTTAAGAGCAATGTCAGTAAGAAATAAATTCTTGGTTATTACAGCAACACAAATTACCAGAAATGGTTACAATTCAAGTGACATATCAATGACAGATATCGCAGAATCTGCCGGTCTTTCACACACAGCTGATGTGATGTTAGGTATTATTCAAGATGACTTGATGAGATCTAATATGGAATATTGGTTAAAACTACTTAAAATTAGAGATGGTGAAGGTAAAGGAACTAAATGCCGTCTCGAAATCAATTACAATTATATGAGACTAACAGAAACAGATGATGTTACAAATAGTAACATACACAGCTTATGAGAAATAAAACAGATAAAATCTTCGATAATACGTTTGACTCCGGAGACTTCGAATTAAATGGAACAATTTCATTTAACGTCAATTCACAATATATTGATGATCGTCCAGAAGATGAAAAGATTCACACTCAAACCCTAAGAAAACACATGCATTCTTTGATTGAAGAATCTAGATTTAAACATTTTAATGAAATAGATGAATTCGGTGAATCAAAGAAATTGCGTAAGATTGATATTAATCAAATCTATGAATTTTTAGAAGATGAATTAGCTTCAAGATATTCAAGAATTGAAATCTTTGCAGAAACAGCAGACTACTTTAATGTGCATTCTACTAAATTTTACAATGCATTAAGCAATATCTTTAAAGAAAGATTAATTGTAGAACTAGATCAAAAAACCAACGTTCTTAATCGTAAGAACATTAAAAAATTATTCTAAGTAATGATTGACTCAAGTGTATTAAAACAGCCAGTAAAAAGAGTTTGGATCCTAGGCGATATGCATCTTGGTGTCAGATCAAACTCTGTCGAGTGGTTAGAAATCCAAAAGACTTTTTATGAAACCGTTTTCTTACCAATGTTAAGAGAACAATTTCAACCTGGAGATGTTTTAGTACAAGTTGGTGATGCTTTTGATAATAGACAATCTATTAATCTTAAAGTATTACATTATGCAATTGAGTTTTTTGAGAAATGCGGAGAGATAATGCCAACACATGTTATCGTTGGAAACCATGACATTTGGGCTAAAAAGTCTAATGAAGTTAGTGCCATTGATTCAATCAAATGGATCCCTAATGTGATGGTTTATAAAGATCCTATTCAATACAAATGGGCCAAAAAGAACATTTTATTAATGCCATGGAGAAAAGATCCAGAACATGAGATTGAAACTCTTGCAGAATTTCCAAATGCAAACGTTGTATTTTGTCACTCCGAAGTAAAAGGTGTGGCCTTAAATGCCAAGGTTAAAAATGAACACGGTTCAGATGTTAATCAATATAATAAGTATGATGCCGTCTATTCTGGACACATCCATTATCGTCAAAGATTAGGCAAACTTAATATGGTTGGTGTACCATATCAGCTGACCAGAAGTGATTCTGGCAATCAGAAGGGATTCTGGTTAGTAGACTTATCAAATATGGAAGAGCAATTCTTTGAGAATCATACTTCTCCTAAATTTGTTAAGTTTGACTTAGCTAAATTATACAACACACCAATTGGTGACTTTAAAGAAGTTATCAGAAACAACTACGTTGATTTATTTGTACCAAGTAAGATTGCAACAACATCAGCTTTGGGTAGATTAATCAATGAAATCCAGCATATTAGTCGTCGTATTGAACCAAATATCTATGATGAGAACGATATCGTAGATAAAGATCTTTATGATTTGGGAGATATCGAAGAAATGTACAAGCAATATGACATCATGAAACTATGTGATGTTTATATTGAAGGCATGCAAATGGATAAAGAAGTAAAGGAAAGAATTAAAAACAAAGTAAGAATTGTATATGACAAATGTGCAAACAATTACGATTTTGAAGCTTAAATATGAAGATACAATCAATTGCATTCAAGAATATAGCAAGTTACGGTAATCAAATTCAAAAAATAGAATTTAAGGACGAAGGAGCTGAATTATTTTTAACACTTGGTAAGAATGGCGATGGTAAAACTACTATCGCCAATGCCATTTTGTTTGCTTTGTATGGCAAAGTAGAAGGTGCTCGTATGGCAGATTTGCCCAATCGTATTAATAAAAATCTTTGGGTTAGAATTAAGCTTTCATGCAAGGGCATGGACATTGATATTGAGCGTGGTCTTTTACCAAACAAATTCTCTGTATTAGTTAATGGAGTTGAATTTGACAAAGCTGGTAAGAAATCAATTCAAGAATATCTTGAAGATGAGATCTATGGCATTCCTTATCATGTGTTTAAAAACATTATCATCTTATCAATCAATGACTTTAAATCGTTTTTAACGATGACAGGAACTGATAAAAAGAAAATCATTGACAGAATGTTTGGATTCTCAATCCTAAACGAAATGTTCAATAGTATTAAAGAAGAAAGAAAGCAATTAAAAATGGATCTTGATTCTTTAGATGCAGAATTAAGACAAATCTTAGAGTCAATTACTTCAGTTAGAGGTAAATTAAATACTTTGGTTTTAGAAGCTGATGAAAAAAACAAAGGCAAGATTGAAGAAATGAAAACCAGCTTATTGGATCTTGGCGAAAAAGCCAAAAAGATTAAAGAAGCCAAAGACAAGATTGCTACTAAAACAAATGCACTTAAAGATAGCTACGATACTAAACGTAATAAAAAACATGACTTGGAAAATCAATTGCTAAATCTTAAGAAAAAGATTTCATTATATGAAAGTGGTCATTGTCCAACATGTGAAACCAAATTAGATTCAGAGTGGCACACAGATCATTTGTGCAAATTAAACATACAATTGACAAATGGTACAAAAGAAGCTGATAATTTAACATTAGAAGTTAATGCATTGGTTACAGAAATTAAGACTTTAAATGAAAAGAGTGCTGAAATAGACGAGAGAGCAACTAATTTTGCATATAGTATTCGTAAGTTAAAAGAAGAGCTAATTAAAATCAAAGAGTCAAATAATGGCACTGAAGAGTTTGATCATTTACGCCAGATCATTACTGAATTTGAAACCAGTGAAGGTAAAAAGTCTGCATCTAAAGATACTATTCAAGGTGATTATAACTTCTTAGAGTATTTAGAAAATGTCTTTGGTGAAGATGGTGTTAAAAACCTAGCTATCAAAACAATTCTGCCAGCATTAAATAATAATATTGCTGCTATGGTACGGTCAATGGATCTTCATTTTCATATTAGATTCGATGACAAATTCAATTGTATTATTACACATTTAGGTGAAGAAGTTAATGCTCTTACTCTTTCGACAGGAGAACGCAAGAAAGCCGACTTTATTATCATCGTGGCCATTATTAAAATCTTAAAGTTAAGATTCCCTCAATTAAACCTGTTATTTTTAGATGAGTTATTAAGTTCAGTAGACCAGGATGGTATTTATAATATCTTAAAGATTCTTAGTCAAGTGATTAAAGAAAACAAAATTAATACATTTGTAATTAATCATACCGTGCTACCTCATGAAATATTCGATAAGAAAATTAACATATATAGAGAAAATGGATTCTCTAAATTCACAATAGAATCTATCGAATAAATTACGATATATACTAAATGGCAACTTACAATCAAAAATATAACAAAGACGATAGTATCGTCAGACATGTTATTATTGGACTGTTAGCAGATCTAAATAATAAATTGTATATTATGCGCCAATTGAGTGCAGAAGAGCGTGTTGCTGTTGATGTTCCATTTTATTATGCAATTGCCGGTGATGAGAACTTCATGAGAGATAATTTCTTATTTACAACAGGAGAAGATGAAGATTGTAATCCTTTAGGACTTGCAGACGGAAACTATGATGTTGTACCAAGAGGTGTTATCAATATGACAGGTTTATCAATTGATTCAGACGCATTGGTTAATAAAAGAAACATGGGAACGTATGCTAAATTAGCTTCAGATAATACTATGAGATCCTATACGGCTGAGTTTCAGATGATTCCAGTGACAGTAAGTTTTGATATTGAAGTTAGAGTTTCTAGTCAATTAGACTGTTTAAAATTGGCAGAAATGATTATTAAAACCATGTACAAGAGTAATTACTTTAATGTTGAAGTGGGACACTTAGAAGATGGAACATATAGAATTGCATCTTATTATGCTCTTCCAGAAGAATATGATCTTAAACGTCCAATTGAATTCTCATTTGAAGACAAAGAGCGTTATAGCGTAACATTCCCTATTGAAGTTAAATCTTTTATTCCAGCATTTGAATGGGATACTGAGCACAACAACGGTAACAGAATGTTTGAAATTCATAACTATGCAACTGAAATGAAAAACGGTCCAGACATTGACAGGACTTCAGTTGACTCACATAAAAGAATAATTACCAAAAAGGTAGAAGAAAACTGATATATACAGAAAACAAAATAGATTAAATCATGGCAAATAACAAACTTTCGCCTTTATTCGCGATTAACAACGGACACATTTTTCACTCAAATGGAAAGAACTTTTCAATTGTTAACGATGTAATTGAAGAGGCAGAAACAGTACCAGCAGAATTCACAGTTTTAGTAGAGGCATTAAAATTCTTTACAATCACAGAATCAGAAATTATCTGGCACAAAGGAATCACTAAGATTTCTTACAACTTAAACGAGAACAAATACTTTGTTGGTAAAACTGAAGTAGCTACTACAGACACACTAAGAAACTTTTTATTCGCAGCAGGCATTATTAGAATTGAAGAAAGCAATACAGCTAATTCATTTGCTTATTTAGCAGAAAACATTTCAAAAATCGTTAGTATCGATTTCGTTGAGTCAATCAAAGAAGGTGATATTACTATTGATGTTATGAGAGCTGGAGATAATGTTTACGTTTCAAGAATGAATGAAGCTAACAGAATCTACAAATTCTTCAAAGCAAACAATGCAAATTCAGCATTAGAGTACATCACAGAACAAACTGGAGTTTCTCATTTAGATCTAGTTGCAGATCTTTTAGAAGGTGCAGCAGCAGAATCAGCTACTATTAGAGCTGAAATTCTTGAGAAAAAAGACCTAATCGCATTCTTAAAAGAAAGCAAAGAGCAATTAGCTAACGCTGACAGATCTATTGTTGAAATTAAAGAAGCTAACGATCTTATCAACGGTGAAATCTCTAAATTTGAAGCAGAAATTAAAGAATTAGAGGTAAAACTATAATGTTAAGAATTAAATTATACGAAGAATTTATCTCTGAAGATCTAGACAATTTTGTAATTGGCAATCTTAAAGCAGAATTTGAAGGAATCAAACCTGAAGACTCAGTTTTAGTAAGTGCACTAGATTATACTCAGGGAGCAGAAGATTCTTTAATCAAAGTAAAATTTAACGATAACTTATATAATATCCCAAAGAGTCAGGTTTACATTGACCCCTCAATGTCAATCTAATACTTAAATAATTGAATACAAAAGGTCAAATGGAAACATTTGGCCTTTTTTGCGTATAAAGAAAAACAAATACATACCAAGTGGCTAAAAAGAACTATTTAAATAATAAAGATCTATACGACGAGATGGTAAAATCTCTTGCACAAGATCGGTTAACACCAACTGCGGAAAAAATGTTAATCATGTTGGCTGAACGGGCTATCAATAGAATGACCTATGTTAGAGAAGAGGATAGAGAGGATTGTCTACAATTTGCATTGTTAGATCTATTAAAATATTGGAGAAACTTTAACCCCAAGTATCCAAACGCATTTGCATATTTTACAGAAATTGCTAAAAGAGGTTATGCTAAAGGCTGGAATAAAATCTATCCAGTTAAGTATAAAGGAACCTTAAGCTTAGACAGAACTGCAGGATATGACGATGAGAGTGGTACAAGCGGAATGTACAACATTTAATGTCAATAAAAAGAGTTAAACCTTCGAAAGCATCAGGTTATATCCAAGGATATTACAAACCTGTTCACCCAGAGAAATATGTTGGGCCAATGCCCATCATATATAGATCTTCATGGGAACGAAAGTTTATGATTTATTGTGATTCAAAAGTTGAGATAGTTTCATGGTCAAGTGAGCCTGTAGAAATTAAGTATTGGTACTCTGTTGATAATAGAGAACACACATACAACCCAGATTTCTATATGAAAACTAATGTCAATGGTAAGTTTACTGAATATTTGGTTGAAATTAAACCAGAATCTCACTTAGTTAAACCGACACCTCCAACTAAAAATACCAAAAAGGCTTTAGAAAACTATAAGTATATTGTCGAACAATATGTAAAAAACAGAGACAAGTATGTCGCTGCAAAAGCATGGGCTGAAGATCGCAAATGGAAGTTTATAGTCTTAACTGAAAAAAGTTTAAAGTAAGATGGGACGTTTGATAACAGAAATAAATGCCTATAGAAAGGACAACGGCGGAGCAGCTAAAACCAGAAAGATAGCTGAATCGTGGTATAAAGAAGGCATAAAGGTTTTTAGTAAAACACCATCAGATAATGCCAAGACAAATATGAGATTTCGTCCTGGGCATATTTACATCTTTAAATATACAACACCAATTACAGAAGCTACAATGGATTGGTGGGATAAAAATCCAATGGTCTTGGCTTTAGATCCTTCAAAAGAAGCAAAACATAATGATTTGGGTATTAATTTAAATCTTTTACCAATCAGACTAAGAACACAATTACTTGACAAAGTATATGATGTTTATAAAAATCAAATAGAAGCGGCTAAAAAAGCCAAACCTGGTGATGCATTACATCAAAAAGATTTAAGAATAACATATAAGGATGCTTACAAATTCTTATACAAATTTGGCTTTGAATTTGCTATTAGACAATATTCACCAAAATTAAAAACTAAACAAAGCGTAATAAGTTACGAGAGCTGGGTAAAAGTTGCACAATTAGATCTACTTAGTTTAAATGGATCTAGTGTTTATGCCGTTAGAAAACAATTCTCGGACTACTTTAAAAATCGCGATATATAACAATACAAAAAGAAAATAACTCATGGCAGGATTTGTAGATAGACCAGGTGACCCAAGACGAGGTCCACTCTCGAAAGGTAGAGGATTTAGAGTCTCAACATTGTTGAAAGACCTTAGTAACTTTGGTATGCGATATGACGATATGGTCATTCGTAACTCACAGGCGATCGGTACCTTAGAAAACGAAGTAGGATACGGAATGGTTAACCCATTAGGTATTGATAATGATGACATTTACGCAGCATTCGCCGCGTTATCAATGGCAGATACTAACCTAAAGAAAAATATTCCATTCTTTGATGTTAATTACAAAGCAAGAAGAGATGAATTAAGAGGATTCTCAATGCATGATGAGATTGAAGACATCTTAGATATTCTTTGCGATGAATCTATTGTTTATGATAATAGAAATTTCTTTTGTTATCCAGAATTAATTGGTATGGAGGTTTCTGAAGAGGTTCAAAAGAACATGCAGAAATTTTTCAACCAAATTGTTACTTACTTTGGATTTAATGTGGATCAAACAGCATGGTATTACTATAGAAAATTCTTAATTGATGGTTACTTATCATTTGAGATTATCTACGATGATAAACAACAAGAAGTAATTGGATTTAAAGAATTAGATCCTATTAGTTTATTGCCAGCATTTAACAAAGATGATGGTAAAAAAGTTTGGATCCAGTATAAAGATGATCCAATGAAAGAACGTAAGTTATACGATTCTCAAATTATTTACATCTCATATTCTTCTATTACGACTGCATCGCGTGTATCTTATGTAGAAAGATTGGTTAGAGCATTTAACTTATTGCGTATTATGGAACACACCAGAGTAATTTGGGCTGTAACAAACGCATCATTTAGAATGAAATTTATTATCCCAGTTGGTGGTAAATCTAAAACCAGAGCAAAACAATCATTAGCACAGTTAATGAACTCATATAAAGAGGTTGTAGATTTTGATTGGGATTCAGCTACTCTAAAAGTAGATGGTAAACCAATGATGGCTTTCAACAAAGAATATTGGTTACCTTCAAAAGATAATGAATCTCCAGAGATTGAAACTATGGGTGGAGACGGTCCAGATTTATCAGATACAGAAGCCTTAAAATACTTCTCAGATAAATTAAAACACGTTTCAAAAATTCCTTACAACAGATTCATGTATGAAGATGGTGGTGGTGACTTTAACCTTGCTGCTGATGGTATGATTCGTGATGAGATCAAATTTGGTAAGTTCGTAAATCGTTTACGTTCAGGATTCCAAGAGATTTTGGTTAAACCATTATACATTCAAATGTGTTTAAAATATCCTGAGTTCAAACATGATCCAGTTTTTAAATCACAGATTGCATTAAGATATAATGAAGAAAACATGTTCTCAGAAATGAAGCACATGGAAATTATGGACAAACGTCTAGACTTCATCAATAACTTATTTACAAACTTGATGATAACAGACCAAGCTACTATGCAAGAAGAACATTATTTCGATTTGGATTTCTTAGTAGATAAATACCTAAAACTTTCTCCAGATGATGTTGCAGCTAACGAAGCCGCAAAAGCCAGAAAGAGAACAGCAGATGCTAAAAAACCAGAAGATCCAAATGCAATGGGTATGATGGGAATGTAAAATAAAGATATTAAAATGAAATACGTTAAAAGCCTTTACGAATTTGTAAACTTAAATGAAGATGAGAACAAAGACCATCTTAAATCTGATCCAGAATCAGAAGTTACAGTGAGCGATATTACACTTGACAAAGGTAAAACTATCAAAGCTCAAGAAATTCTAGGAGTTATTGTTTCTGCTAATTCAGAAGAATCAGTAAAAGATTATTTCTTTACACATTATGGTAATGCCTCTTTTACTAAAGAAGAAATGGGTACAATTGTTTCCTGGTATCAGAAACTAGAAGCCGAATCCACTGAAAAGAAAAAAGAAAAGGAAAAAGAAGAAGAAGGCGGAGATGATGAATTAGCCGGACTCGGTGTATAATTTCATAATTTCTTAAAAAAGAGGATATATAGAAAAACAAAAAACCAGAAAAAGATATGTCAAATAAAAATTTATTGATTCTTGAGCGTTCTAGTTCGTCACTTTATTCATCTAATACAGATGAAAAATACGTATTAGAAGGTATTTTCGGTGAAATCGACAAGAAAAACCGTAATCAAAGAATCTACACTGAGAGTGAGTATCTTCCACAGATCGAAGCCTTACAGGCTAAGATTAAATCTTCTAAACTGTTGGGAGAGCTTGACCACCCGAAGGAGTTTGATATTTCTTTGAAAAATGTTTCGCACGTTATCGAAGAACTTACATACGATAAAGATTCAAAACAGGTAAGAGGAAGAATTAGATTACTAGACACTGATGCAGGACGTCAAGCAAAAGCATTAGTTGATGCTGGTGTTCCTTTACAAATTTCTTCTAGAGCTGCAGGTGCAGTAAAAGAAGATGGCACAGTACAAATTAAACAGTTATTTACTTATGACTTAGTAGCAGATCCAGGATTTGAAAACGCTGAGTTAAAAAGAGTTAACGAGGCTTATGGATTTGAAAATAACGATACATTCGCTATTTTTGAAATGCCAACCAACGACAAAACAAACTTAAATCAAAATAAAACAAACGAGAGCACTATGACATCTTACGTAAATGTAGACGATTTCAATAGCTACTCAAAGTATCTTGCTGAGGAGATTAAAGCCCTTAAAGAACAGTTATCAAAAGTAACTTCAGATAATACAACTTCTGAAATGACTGAAAAAATGACTGGATTAATTGCGCACAACGATCATATCGTTGAGAACGTTAAGAAGCTTAGTGAATACGTTGAGTATGTTTCTGAGAAATTAGACCAAGGTATTCAATATACCGAACACGTTGCCGAAATGACCGATAATAATATCGAGTATACCAAGTATATGGCAGAAAAATTAGATCAAAACATTTCTTTTACAGAGCATGTTGCAGAATCTACATCAAAAGTTAAAGACTACGCTAATTACTTAGCTGAAGGTTTAGACGAAACAGTAGAGACTAACAAAAACTTAAGAAGCTATGTTAACTATCTAAAAGAAAATGTACAAAGCATTTCTGAATACGCTGAATACATCGCAGAATCTTTCAACAAGAATTTAGTAGTTGAAGAAGCTGGTGATGAAGCTGGAAAAGAGCACGATGAAGCTGCTAAGAAAAATGAACTTGACAAAGTTGGAGATAATTCAACTGAAGGTAAAGTTGGTGGTGAAGAAGCTGGTATCGAAGGCGAAGATGTTAAGGCTGACTTAACTGATAAAACTCCAGAGATCAAAACTGAAGAAGGTGACAAAGAAGCTGGTAAAGCTGAAGGCGCTGATGCAGCAAAAGAAGTTGTTTCTGCACAAGAAGCATACAAATCAGAAATCTCTTCTAAATTATCAGCCTTAATTGAAAAAGCAACTGTTAAAGCAAACAACGATCCTCACTTCTTTAGATTAGTATCTAATAGCACTAAGGCTAAATATAACGCTTTAGAAGAATCAGCTAAAACTGCAGTTTTAAAACAAACTGAAGGTGCTGGATTCTTAACAGAAGGACAAATCAATGCAATCTTTGAAAATGTATTAACTGAAGTTACTACATTAAACACTGAGCCATACTTTATTCAAGTAATGCCAACAGAATACAAAGAGACTTGGAATAAATTATCTGAAGGTAAGAAATCTCAAATCGCTGCACAATCTAAGTACGCTAAATTAGAAACAGAATATCAAGTTAGAAACTTCTGGCAAACAAGAGATCTTAGAGAATACGCTCCAGTAATGGAAAAAGTTTCTATGATTAAAGAAGAAGTTGAAACTAAAAAGTCTAGCTTACCATACGATATGACTTCAGTTACTGAAGCTATCAACGCTAAGTTTAGAAAGTAATAAACATCCTTTTAGAAAAGCCCATCGTTTGATGGGCTTTTTTATTTTCATGCTTTTGGAAAAATCTAAAAAGTATTAGGATATATAGTAAGAAATAATTAGCTAAGAAGCAAAAGGCTGATGTCTAGGGTACAACCCTCATAAAAACAAAAAACAAAAAATAAAATAATTATTATGAACGCAATTAACGCTTCAGAAATCAGAGCAACATGGTCACCGATCATTGAGTCTGCTACTGGTATCAATGATTCAGAAAAATTAGCTTGGATGTCAGAATACTGCCATAACCACAAGCTTTACGAAGATGCTAACGGTGCAGTTAACTACATGACTGTTGGTACATCAATGAACTTAACAGGTATGGGTGCTGTATCGCTTCCAAATCCTGGTGATTTCACAACAAAAGGTTCTGGTGACAAAGCTCCAACTTTATTACCATTAGCAATGCAGGTTGCTGCTCAAACTATCGGTTTAGATTTAGTACCTGTTATTCCAATGGCTGGTCCAATGGGATTATTATCTTACTTAGACTTTACTTACGAAGGTGGTAAATTAGCAGCAACTAACGGTGGTGCTGTAAACGCTCCAACTTACATCAAAACTGACGGTACTTTAACTGACATGGATGGTGGTGCTGGTACATTGTACTACGGTACTTTAGTTGGTACTTCAAGATTAGATGGTTTGTCTATCTACAAAATTACTGCTGCTGGTCAAACATGGTTAAAAGCTGATGCAACTAGAACTATCGCTGGTTTCTTAACTGGTGAAACTAAGATTGAATTAGTAAAAGCATTAGAAGATCATATCCCAGGATTTGCAGCTTCTAACGCAGATGGTGATCCATTCTCAAGAACTGCTGGTGAATCTACTCCAGACAACGTAATGGGTCTATCTTTATTCTCTAAAGCTGTTGAAGCTAAGACTTTCCAAGTTGCTGCTGCAGTTACAAGAGAGCAAGTACAAGATTTGAAACAATTCGGTGTTGACGCTGTTGCTCAAGTAGAAGCAGTTTTAACTAACGAATTAACTCAAGGTATCAACAACGTTATCATCAAAAACCTAAGAGCTTTAGCTACTACTAACGCAACAAACGCTGGTATTTCTTTAGCTGTAACTATCGATTTATCTACATCTGTAGGTGGTAGAACTGAAAACACTGAATACAGAAAAATTTACACTAACATCTTAGCTGCTGCGAATTTAATCGCAAACAGAGGTAGAAGAGGTGCTGGTAACTTCGCGGTTGTAGGACCACAAGTTGCTACTGTATTACAATCAGTTGCTGGTTACGTTCCAAATCCATTTGCTAACACAATCTCTCAAAATGCTGGTGCTATCTACCCTGTAGGTTCAATCGCTGGTATTAACATCTACACTGATCCAAGAATGGAATGGTCTGATGGTAGAGTATTAGTTGGTAGAAAAGGTGATGGTAATGGTCCTGGTTTAGTATTCATGCCTTACTTAATGGCTGAATCAGTTCAAACTATTGCAGAAGGTACAATGGCTCCGAAAGTGGCTGTTAAATCTAGATTTGCTTTAGTTGAAGCAGGTTTCCACCCAGAAACTATGTACTATACATTCCAAATCAACGGAGCAGAAACTCCTACTTACGTTGGTGAAATGGAAGGTTCTATACTATAATCTAGTATAAATTTACATTAAATAAAAAAGGCTTCCAGAAATGGAAGCCTTTTTCTTTTTGGATATATACAGAAAGAAAATACACATTTCACTATGAAAAAATACAGACTAAACGAAGCCCTAGTTTCTTACGATGCTTTTTTAACCAAAACCAATGAGTCAGATATGACTTCTAGTATGAGTGCTTCTGCAACCCCAACATCAAGCGCAGCATCTGTTTCAGACGTTAAAGTTGATGCAGAATATGTTACTAGTTTATCAGCAGAGATTGATACAATCATTAATGGACTTAAAGACATTTCAATTCATTTAGAACCAGAAGCTATAGAAGAATCTGAGGATCAATTGAACGAGAGTTTAGTTGATACTTTTTTTAGCGGAGATCCTATATTTCCATTATTAGCAGGTGGTATTGCTGGTATCTTAGGTATTTTTGGATTTGGTGCTAAAGCTGTTATAGATGGAAAAAGAAATAAAAAGTTAGGTGCTCAAGTTGAAGGAGATTATAACAACTTAAAAGGCTTAAAAGTAAAAGAAGTACAATTAGACATTGCAGCAGATATAATTAAAGGTGCTCAATCTGCTAATAAAGCAGATACGGGTGATTTTGATGAAGCAGTTAACACTAAACGTCCACCTAGTCGTCCACCTAGTCGTCCACCTAGTCGTCCAGCTAATAGATTTGATGAGCCAGATGCAGATACTCCAGCTGCACAAGCAAAAGCTGCATCTAGAATAAAATCACAACAATTAGGTGCAAAATTACAAGCTGTTCAAAAGAAAAAAGAAGATGCTAATAAAGCTGTTGAAGAATTTCAAGCTAATTTAGATGAAAAATATAGTAAAGATGCACTGGATGGATTCTTTTCTGGTAAAGTTAGAAAACTTATTGCATTTAAAAAGAATGAAATAGCTAATACTGTTGCAAAACTAAAATTAAAACACCTTTCAGGTGAAATGGAACCTGAAGAAAAGGCTAAAATAATGGAAATTATTGAGAATACAGGTAAAGATATGAAAGCTGCAATAGCTTCAATTCAATCTGATGATCAAGAAAGTGAAAAGAAAGTTGAAGATAATAAAGATAAAATTATTGCAGAATATGACAAAGCTATTGCTGAATTAGAAGATTCTAAAGGAAATAGAGAAGGTAAAGAAGCCATTGTAATCGATATGAAAATTGTTAAATTTAAGATGCAAAAGGCTAATCTTGAAAAAGACACCGAAGGTATAAATAATTTAAAAATAGAATTTAATGACCTTAAAAAGAAGTTAGATGAATTGGGTGATGAAGAATCAGCAACTACAGAAGAACCTGCAACTACAGAAGAACCTACAACTACTGAAGAACCAGCTAAAAATTCTAAAGAAGATAAGTTATCAAGAATAGAGACCTTACTTAAAAAAGCGGAAGATTCTGGTGATGAAGCTAAAATTCAAAAGATCAAAGATCTTAAAGATAAAATTGCAGCAAAAGAATCTTGGCAGTTAGAAGGTACTGAACTAGGCAGAATTTTTGAAATGGAAATTAAAAGATTCGAATCAATGTTTAGCTTAAATGAATCTTTATCTGTTAAAGATGCATTCTCAAGATTAATCTAATCTTTCAGGACGACGAGGTTTTGCATTACGTTTTGAGTAATCCATAAATGCCTTTTGTTGATCCTCTAATATTTTTTGACAATATTTTTTAAACTCAATGGTCGATTTCAAAATTCTGGAGTCGACCATTGGTGCTTTAAGGGCGTCCATGTATTCTTCGTCTAAGAAGTTTGCCATGTCAAAACACATAAACTCAGCCTTGATAGGCTTGCCAGAAAGAGCACATTTCCAATCGACTGTTGTATATGAGTCAATTAATGCATCTTTTCTAACAATTTCATCAGTCGATCGATCATAATAGAATTTGAGCTTCTCCGAGTTCTTGTGGGATCCATATACGTCAAATAAGATTTGCATGTATTGATCGTCATCGGCTTTACCAGACAGCACCCTATTAAACACCAATAGTCTTCGTTGGGCTTTGTCTAAGTTCTTAAGCACAATGCCGTACCTATTAGCTGGTTGTGGAGTATTGACCCTTATAATGTCAGGAATCCTGGACTTTTTCATATCTTATATATGAAACTTAGCTAGAGTCAGGTGTATAACTCTTAAAAATAGGTAAAAATATGAATGCTTTATTTACAGAGAAATACAGACCAAAGAATTTACAAGATTTAATCTTGCCAGAACGTGTCATGACTAAATTTAAAGATGGCTTAGTACAAAACGTTCTTTTAGCTGGTTCACCAGGAACTGGTAAAACTTCAACAGCAAAAGCTATTGTTCAACAATTTGGTTTGCCTTATTTGTATATTAATGCTTCAACAGACACTTCAGTAGAAGTTATTAGAACCAGAATCACAGATTTTTGTTCAACAGTTTCTATTTTAGATCCAGGTAAATTAAAGGTAGTTATTCTTGATGAGGTTGATGGTGTTTCAGATCAGTTCTTTAAAGCCTTACGTGCCACGATGGAACAATTTGCAAATCATTCAAGATTTATTGCAACTTGTAACTACATTAATAAATTGCCAGATCCAATCCTAAGTCGTTTTGAAGTTATTACATTTGACTTTGACAAGTCTGAAGAATCAGAATTGACTAAGAAATATATCAAACGTGTTTATGAGATTTGTAAAGCTGAAGGTTTGTCAATTGACAAAGATGCTTTAGTTGAATTTGTCAAGCGTAATTTCCCCGATTTAAGATCTACTCTTAATAAATTACAAGGTTTTAAAACTCAAGGAACAACAAATATCACATTAAATGATGTGAAAAGATTTAACTCTGTCTTTAAAGACGTATTTGAAGCTATCTTTAACGAAACTGATCCAGCTAAGAATTACCAATTCTTAATGAGTGATTATGTTAATAAAGTAGATGAAGTACTTCAGTCTTTAGGAGCAGACTTTATAGAATATATAAAACAAGAACGTCAAGTTAACGTTAAACATATACCTCAAATTGTTATTACAGTCGCTGAACACCAAGCTCAAAGAGTGCATGTGATCGATCCAGCAATTACAATGTTAAGTTGTGTTTATAAGTTACAAACAATAGTACGTTCATAACTTCTGCGAAAAAACTTGTAAAAAAGTTTTTTTATGTCACAGAAATTTAGTATATTAGCAGTAAGAAAAAAGAAAAGGTTATGAAATTTGGCAAACACACATTATTAATAGACGGTAACTACTTTGTATACA